TGTTGCGTTTCATTGTAGCGGCGCTTCCGATTTACGCCAAGCGAGCGGTACTGGCTGGACTAGCTATATTAAAGCTAGCGTGGATGAGGCGGCTACTACTGACGTCGCAGGTTACACTCCGGCTTCTGCAAATTCCTCAATTGGCGTTGCTCGTGTCGAGGTTTTTACCCCCGAAGCTAATTGGTTCACTCTTCATAACATCACGTTGAACTCGTCGATTGGAACAGCCTCAACCGAGACTCTATCACAAGTTGTCCCTGTAGCTGCCTATGACGGTTCGGTTCCAGCAACGGGGAGTAAGCTGCGTATAACTGTTCAGGGAGGTAATACTAGCGGTGTCACCTGGGATAAGATGTATGTTGGGCATGCTGCTAGTAGTGGAGATGCTTGGGACTTCGATGGTACACAAGTACAAGTAACATTTGGTGGAAACGTAACTGGGTCTGTGGGCTTTCCTCAAGCGTTAGTGACAAGCGACGAGGTAACCTATGCTTTCAATAAAACCAAGCCGCTTGTCATTCGCGTGCATGCTTCCATTAGTGGAGGCTTCGGTTCTACTGGTTCTGGTGTTACAGGATACACTGGTGCAGCTACATCGGGGGATGTTGCTGCAACGACTGATGTTGGTGGCACCGTTTCTGCTAATACTATCTACTTTACCTCACTGACCGAAGTTTACTACGTCGGCGGAGGGGGAGGAGGTTCGACTTTTACCGTTCAAGATTTCAGCACAGTGGACAACAGGACGAATGCACTGATATGTGTGGAAGTGGTCGATCCGCCTGTAATTCAGGGGTACACCGAGGTATTAAGTTCACCTGATTCGGGGACAGGCACATACCCTATCACAGGAGCGGTGAATAATGGCCATGGCCATATTCGGCTGACGACTACGTTCGCAGCTAATGTGGGTGCGACGTACATTCAAGCTATGGGAGCAGGTGCAGGAGGAAAAATTCTCTGCACTGTGTGGAGTACCGCAGGCTACACTACAGGCCAGCTTTGTGGCATTCGTGGTGCTCGCGGATGCATTGAGGCTAACTGCACTGATGAATGGTCGAACTGGAAACTTACTGTTGTTGATGGGACGCACATACTTCTGGAGAATAGGTTCTCCAAATTCCCAGAACAAGTGGACAGCGGCATTCCTTCAGCCTTCGTGAATGCGTATACTGGTGGGGCGGCGTTCTTTGGACAGTCTGCCGCGTATCTTGGTGAGCTGAACCGTATAGTTGTTCATAGCACTGTGGGTACAACTGAGGCAAACCGGCATTGGGCAGCGTCACGTTCGGGCTCAGGCACGATCGATTTGCAGAGTTCTGTGTTTACGAACACATATACCTCAGGTGGCGTTCTTATAGACCCTAACACGTTTGTACAGCGGACGCATCCCATTCTTGGTACACCTCAATGGTGCTTGCTCGTCGGCCGTGATGGTAAAACGCGAAGATATTCAGACATTCGTTCGACGACGTATCTAGATCGTGAGGCGGCAAAGGTCGCTGCGAATTATGGCATTACGGGAGGGCTTACGGTTACGGGTATGTACCTTAAAACAAAGCCGTATAGTGGTGGTGGCGGAATGTTTGTTGGAACGAATTTTCAGCAACCTTGTCTTTCGTTTAAGCATACAATCTATCTTCAGCTCAGCGGAACACTGACGTCTGGGTCTTCGTACACTATTACGTTTCCTCCAGGAGCCTCGATTAATGCTTACACGTTCACGTTCCAGGAGAAATCGACACGATGTCGTGCCATTCATGTTGACCAAAGTGGTCACAGGCCGAATGATGTAGGTAAGCTTGCGTACCTGAGTGAGTGGGTTCCTGGCAAAGGTACAGATGGTGAAGTTAGCTTCGCCGGTATCGCAAACTGGTACATAATTAATGCGGCTGGAACGGTTGTGTTCACCTCTAGTGGTGCCCCGGTGCAGCGTGCGACGCCGACATCGGTCGAGGGTCATTCGTTTGATGCGCCGCAGCATGTAGAGCAAGTTCCGTATGAGGTGTTTCAGCCTAAGCCAATGAAGATAAGCGGGATCACAAAGGCTACGACAGCTCGTGTAACAGTAGACGATGCGTCAAGCTTGTCTAATGGTGATAGGGTCGTTTGTGTTGGTATGACTCACTATACCGCGGGTGCTGCCTCTAATGGCGGCATGTCTGAAGTTGACGCTCCTGGAGGAAATCAGCTTTTTCATACTGTAGGGAACAAGTCAGGTAACAGCTTCGATCTTGTTGGAGTAAACAGTACAGGCTTCAGTGACTTTACTCAGAGTACCTCGGGAAATAAGGGAAACCTATGCTTCCGAGTCAACATGAATGGAAATCGCTCGCAGACATACGTCTATGGATTGGACTACTCTACTGCAACCTTATCGCCAGGCACGTACTACATATGGCTTCCTGGCATCGGGGTCTCTGATCCTATAATTATCGACGACCGAATTTGGAACACTGTAGCGTCAGTATATGCTAAGGGTTGTTACCATCAACGAATGGGTTGTGTGCAAGATGGTCGTTTTGGCTACACGCGACCGCTTAACTTTAGAAACACGTCCACATACAAGGTCTATAAGAGTTACGTTCCGTATGCTATGTCTGGCTACAGCCTTGCAGGTACTACGAATGGCATTCACGACGCAGGCTATCCGGTAGGTGCAGGTGGGGGCTATGAACCCTGGATCACGTCCGTCGAAGACCCTGCTTACGGAGGACACTCGGATGCAGGAGACTGGGACGTACGCTTTCCGGAGACGCATGGAGGGTGGTCGCAGATACTCACAACATTCGAGTTTCTAAATTCGACTAGCAGGTTGGCTATAAATTACGGTATTCCAACGTGTCTGGAGATAGGGCTTGATCCAACGATCTTTGCGGGAACGAACGGATTGCCTTCACCGATTGTTGAAGTGATCTGGGGCATAGAGCAGGTTAGGCAGAGCCAACAGGGCAGCGGGGCAGTAAGTGCAGGCATGAACTACGGCGAAGGTATTCCAGGCTATGAAACTAGCTGGAACACTTCTATGTCCGTCTACACTTGGTATCCAGACCACATAACGAGCATACAGTATGTCTTCGTTGCAGCGAAACTTGCACGTATCCTAGCCACTATGGGTTATACAGCGCTCTCGAATACATATAAGGCGTCCGCCATTGCAGCTTATGATTGGGCTGTTTTAGTTCATACAGATGCGACTACTCGTGATGCTCATTATCTACCTGTGAAGACTCGAGCACAGTGGACGACTGCGCAATATAATGCGACTATTGCATCCTTAGCTTCGCAGTTTCCGACATGGTACCCTAATGCTGCTGCAGCACTCTTTTACCTAACAGGACTCACAACGTACAAAACCGTGTGTGACTCACTCTTCCCGCCAGGCGCGTCTGCACCAGCTAATCTGTATGGCAGTTTTGAGTACGCTAACGCTCCTGGTGCAAATTCAACCATTCGTGATGCTTGCATCGCACTAATTAAAGACAGAGCCCTCAGTGCGTGGTGTCTTTATCAAGAGGCTCCTGACGTAACATATGCTAACGGCCAGTATCCTGGGTTCTGGTCTATGGGCTTTGGAGGCGCCAATAATTTCATTGATAATATGCCAAGCTTGACAATTGGCGCTATAGCGTTTGCGCGCGACGGCGATATGACAAACGCTCGGCGATGCCGACGTGCTATGCAATATGCAATGCAACATCGCCATGGCGCAAACCAAATGGGTATTTGTATGACTAAAGGGATTGGAGTCCGGAATCTCCTGGAGACTCTACACATAGACTCTCGTTATAATAATCAGACATTTCCAATTGGGCTATGTAGTGAAGGCTGGGCGAACAACTATCCATTCTTGCCTGTATTCTTCGGCCAGAGCTTTATTAACCGCATAGCTGAACCTCAGGCTGATCCTGAGATGGCTACAATTGATCCTACACTGCCGTTCCGTGAGAATTACCCATATCATCAACGCTGCTTCCCACGCTGGGAGATGTTGATGGAGCGATACGATGCGATTGAACATATGGAGTTCACTACTCAGCAACAGTTGATTCCTGCTTATGCTGCGGCGCTTTATCTTGATGGTTACGATTCCATGGAAACTGCCACAGCAAGTTACCAGTCTAGTCGACCAAGAATACGAATCAGGTGATATCATGCCAGTCAAAGGCCAGTCCCCGAAAGAGGCAGTACACACCGAAATGCACAAGTTCAAGCATGGACAGCTTCACAGTGGAAGTGCGAAAGGGCCAATCGTCAAGGATCGACAGCAGGCGATTGCAATTGCGTTGTCCGAGGCAGGTTTAAGCAACAAGCCGCCGAAGAGGAGGAAATGATGGGCGCGAACATTTGGTTCTGGCTGATCTACGTGATCTTTGGGGTCTTTGGCCTTCTTGGTATCGGCCCTTGGTATAGGGATCGTGTCGGTCCATGGGGACCATTTGGTGGCTGGCTAGTCCTGTTTATCCTCATTGGCCTCCTTGGTCTTCACGTCTTTGGAAGTCCTGTTAGGTAGTGTGAGTCACACAAGATGGCTGAACCATTACAGATAACGGTCCCTGCGGTCGGTTATGAAGACCCTGAGGTCGATGACTGGATCGCAGCACAGTTAGCTCGCCAGAATGCTCCGGTAGGTAGCGTGCAGGAAACGATCAACCAACGCTTTCCTAAACTCGGTTGGAACGATCAGGCTGAGATGTCCCCTGGAATGAATGCAATTCCAGAAACGGATGACGAAGCTTACAGTGGTATGGATACGGTAGGGCTCCAACACTACTGGCGCGACCTACCTAAGCTAACGAATGAGGCAGGCGCAGCGGCATGGATGAAAGATCCTAACCCTAGTGGTGGCTTCTCAGGGAACATAGAGGATCGTAGAAGCCAATCGAGCTTAGAAGCAGCTCTTGGAATGTTGCAGACCACGATGGGAGATGAAGATCTTAGTCAACTCACTCCACAGGAATACATCAATCGTGTAATCGGTGGCATGCACAACAACGATTTCTACTATGGACCAGGGGCTGAAAACTACCACCTAGTTGAGGGAATGGCTCCGAGAAACTTCGATCAGGCTAATTTCTATCCAACACGGAAAGTGTCGAGGTGATGCGTGCCAAATTATCGTTTGCAAGAAGGGTCGGCCCAGCATGGTTTCCAACAAAGCCGCGCGAAGGTTCAGATTTTTGGGGGTGGGTTTGCGAATGGAAAGACGACTGGTCTTGTGATCAAGTCCCTGATGCTCTTGAAAGCCTACCCTGGCTGCATGGGACTACTTGGACGAGAAACCTACCCCAAGCTGAATGACACGCTGCGAAAGGAGTTCTTTAAGTGGTGCCCTGGCTACTGGATCAAGAAGAAGCCAACCCAGGAGGATAATAGTGCGTATCTCATCAACGGAAGCGTCGTACATTTTCGATATGTGGCCCAACGAGGTAAGAGCACGAATGAAGACGGGACCACGACCAGTAACCTACTATCGGCTACGTACGATTGGATTGGACTGGATCAAATCGACGACCCTGGCATCACGCATAAAGACTTCCTTGATCTGCTCGGACGGCTGCGAGGAGACACCCCTTACCGTGTGGAAGAAGGAGAAGAAGACGCTACCATGCCGAGTGACGGTCCAAGATGGTTAATGATGACGCTCAATCCTAGTCAGAACTGGGCGTATCACGAACTGATCAAGCCGTATATCGACTGGCGTGACAAGAAGATCTTCTCGAACAAACTGCTCGTAGATAGTGTGACTCACACGCCAATTATCGAGCTGTGCGAGAGCGACACTTATGCCAATAAGGCCAATCTTAAGCCTGACTTTATCGCTACGCTTGAGACGACGTACAAAGGACAGATGCGTGAGAGGTACCTGCTCGGGAAGTGGGCAGCATTCGAAGGGCTAGTACACCCTGAGTTCGATGTGTCTCGTCACGTTATAAAGAGAGAGGTGATCCTTGACCATCTTGCAGATTGTAAAAGACGACACGTTAAGGTCAAATCAATCGAAGGCTACGACTTTGGGATCGTCACACCCACGTGTTACATGCTTGGGTTTGTTGATGATTATGGGCGAGTTATTGTACTGGACGGGTTTTATCATCCTAATTTTGACATTATGCAGCATGGTAATACTATAAGAGAGATAAGGGCACGATATGCAGGACTGCTACATACACATGAGCCGATCATTGCGGACCCTGCAATCTTCCGGCGAATCGTCGTTGCTGGTCAGTCCATCAGAAGCACGACGATCGCAAAGATTCTCAAGGATAGTGGTCTTAATGTCCGTCCAGGGAGCAGTGATATCCTATCTGGTATCGCTAAGGTTAATTCGTATATCGCTGGCACTCCTAAGACGCCACATTTGGTCACTGAGGAGCGTCCTGGGCCACTATTCTACATTGCTGAAGAACTCCCGTGGTTCTTGGACGAAGTGATGAGCTACTACTGGAAAAGAGATAACCAAGGCAAGAACATCGATGAACCAGTAGACCATAACGATCATGCTATGAACACACTAAAATACATGCTCAGTAAGCTACCTGATCCTAGCGAGATCAAAGTGCCAGAGGAAATGCTCCCACCTAGCTGGTCTTTCTGGCAGGAAATGAGCATAGATGACTATCAACGATCAAGACAAAGGGGAATATGATGGCAGACCCAAAGCCAAGGTTCAATCCAGCGTCGTTCTACGTGATTCCAGGCAATATCCTGAATATTGTTTGGGAAGAAGTATGTCAGCCATATTTGGCAATCGCACGTGGTCCAGTTAAAGATCAGCTTGAGCAGCGGCTTGGCTTGATCCTGAACAATGCAGTCGAAGATACGTCTGGTAGAAGCCGGTTCAATAGGTAGTGTGAGTCACACATGACTGATGAAGCTCCTCTTTGGCTCCTAAGGATGCGCTCGATGAATGGGCTATCAGAGAAGCCAGGTGCACCAGACGAGACAAAGATACTGGCTATGGCAGATAACATCGCTAGAGCCTACCCTGAGATGGAATCTTACTGTAATGGGTACAGCCATGACTCAATCCCCTGGTGCGGACTCGCGGCGGCTGACTGCATGGCAACTGTCGGTGTACGACCCCCATTTGGAAGTACAGATACGGATAGGTTTCTGTGGGCAAGGAGTTGGGCAGACGACCCCAACTATGGTGTTCTTAAAGTACCCAGGCTCGGATGCGTTGTGGTACTTACCCGTTCGGGCGGAGGACATGTTACGTTCTACGAAAGCACGAGTGGAACCAACTACATGTGTCGTGGAGGGAACCAGTCTGACGCCATTAACCTTGCCCCGTTTCCTAAGTCGAATGTTGTTGCGTTGGTTTGGCCAAAAAGTGAACCAATTCCGCTTCCAATCGATCCGCCCTCGACCTCGTTGCCTGTGTTGCGAAAGGGGAGCACCGGCCCCGACGTTGTTAGATTGCAGGAACTGCTACCTAAATGGATCGATGGCGATTTCGGCACCACCACTGAATCTCTAGTCAAGGAGTTCCAGCGGTCTGAGGGACTTGAGGTGGATGGTGTAGTAGGGGAACAGACATGGGCGGCTCTGTTGGACGAAGAGCCTCCTCCGAATACGGTTCCAGTGTTTGGCACAGAGGGACCGTGTTCGTGGTTCGGTGGCCCGAACGATACAGGCGTCGCACCTGATGAGGGACTTGCTTTCATTACCGATATAAGTCAGGCACCGCACTTGTTCCTGCCATATCAACCTAGTGGAACGACAGGACTAGCGCGACGACTCGATCCTGAAGTGTTCTACATTGCCTGTCGATGGGACTATAAGAGAACGCCGCGAGCCATGCTACTGAGTAGGAAAGCAATCGTTCGAGCAATAGGTACCGGGATCGAACACTCTGCGTACCCTGCCGATTGGGGGCCGAATGCAGGTACAGGACGGGTAGCCGATCTCTCTCCTGGCCTAATGGAAGCACTGGGAATTGAAACCGATGACGAAGTAGAAGTGGAGTTTCCAACATGAATCTAGCGAATGAACTAGACCTCGAACTGGACAACGCAGTCAAGCGTCACCTTGGACGTGTGTTCGATAAGTACTTCACGTCGATGTCACCGCCCGAGACTAAGACTGAGCAGTTACAGTCTGACCTGAAGCTGCTCGAGGGCGATATCGAAATCGCGACGAAGGCACTGGAACAGATGCTATGAATCCAAGTGGGGTGGCGGTGGCGGTCCTTACGGTGGTGTTCACGCTAACCGCCATCTTCTTCCTTGACGACGCTAGTGGTGATGTACCTCCGCTGAAACCCTCTGTTTACGATAAGAAACTTGATAGGCTCGACCGACGGGGTGTGGAAGCTGCGTATAGTGCTCGCGTAGGACTTCTGTTTCAGAACTGGATGACCGACACGAATCAAGAGAGCCAAGATCGCGCACTACGTGGCCATCGAAAGGCCCGCGAAATATACATAAAAGTCATGTCTGGGATTGATGAGAGAGACCCAGAGGGCAAAGAACCATAGTGTGAACGGCTTCGCCGTAAGAAGTGTCTAAATTCAAGTGTGAGTCACACAACATGCCGATGAATTACCAAAACTATTCTCCTGATGATGCCGTTGAAGGTTCGACGGATAGTGGCACCGATGTGTTCAATCCAGATAACATCGATCAGCCCCGGCCGGAACAGCCTCAGCCCCTGTACCAGGTGTATGAGGGCAGTAAGGTCGTTGTCAGCAAGCAGGTCGGTAAGTACTGGAAGAATAAGTACGACGCGGCATGTGTAGCGTACGAAGAGATCATGAACGTGTGGGAGGAGGTCTATCGGTACTATAACCATAGTCAAGATAAGAGCATTCAGACGCCTCGTGGCCACTTCATGCGTGGCGACTCGACTGAAAACATCGTCTTCAGCAACCTGAACATCATGCTGCCTGCTATTTACAGCCGCAACCCTGATATTACGTGTGTTACAAACGATAAAGCTGACGAACAGTTCACGCAGTGCCTTCAAGCACTGCTAAATGCCATATTTCAACGTAAAAACCTGCTGAGCGCGAAGCCGAAGATCAAAAAGGCGGCTGGAAATGCGCTTTTGACTAACTTTGGTGTGCTTAAGCTGGACTGGACGAAGAAA